TTACAGAAAAGAAATTGCACACTGGATGAAAAGCTCAATAGCAACAATAAAGTACCATGAAAACCAAAACAGCGAATGACGATGTTGAAGCGTGGAGCTTTTACCCGCAGCACCGATGGCTTTTTAACAAATTGGACGTGGCTTTGAAACTAGGCTACGACGCTGCGCCTGTTGTCGTTCCCGTAACACAAAGCGGTAAATACGTAATTAGGCCGATATACAATCTGTATGGCATGGGAATTTGGGCAACTGTAGAAGAGCTGCACCCTGATCTTTTATTTTCAGATCATGCAGTTGGCAAGCCAGGGACTTTTTGGTGTGAGTATTTCGAAGGCGATCATTTAAGCGTAGATTATAGATTTAAAAATGGAAAGTTTACGCCTTTTGACGCAATGCACGGCGTAGTAGACGATAGCAATCTATCAAAATTCAACATGTGGGTTAAAATTAACGCTCCAACCTTTGTTAGTAATTTGCCAAACTGGCTTCCAAAAGACGTAGAAAAGATAAATGTGGAATGGCGAAATAATAAGATAATTGAGATACATCTTAGGACAGGAAACGATTTTATGCATGATCTTGCTGTTGGCACAGTCGCTACGCCCGTCTGGCACAAAAACGAAAATGTTGACATTAAAAACGAAGAGCCGGGACGATATGACGCCAATGGTTATGTCAATATTAACAGGCTAGGATATAAAATTAACTAGACTTACCAAAACTTTGATCTTCTGAACGTGAGAACTCGCAACCTTTGCACTCGTAATTTAGATGCCATGTTAATTGGCGCGGAGTTTTCTGGTTAGAACCGCAATGTGGGCATAAAAGTTTTGCAGGGGTCTCAGTATTCCTACACGTCATGTGCGTTTGTTCCAATTTTTCGGGGCAGTGCCTTTGGAATGATAACCTTTTGTGCGAGGGCGTAAACGACATTTCTGATATTTATTCCTGCACCGTACAAAAAACATTACACGTTGGGTTGCCTCTTCTATCTCCCTATCTCTGATGCCCTCATCGCCGCAAAAAGGACACGTTTTTAAATTTGCTTGCATTTAAACCTCCTTATTTTTAACAAAAAAACATTGAGAATAAATGTGCTTCATGTGCTTTCTTCCTCTGAAACGTCGTACTTTCTTAGCAATTTCTCTGCACTCAGACTCTCTATCAAACATGTGGTACTGAGATTCAATATCACGTTTTTCTGGGTCTACATTCGTTTGCATCGTAATTAAGATTACTAGCAGCCACATTACATATGCTCCAAAGATTCAGAAATATTGATAATAATTATAAACATAATTTCCTACTTTAAATATTTATATTTTACGTTGTTGCTCCAACCAATTCCTTCGAAGCCGCTATAATCGTGATCTTGATCAGTTTTTTTACAACTGCATTTCTTGCAAATCCGATTACCTGCGCGACTGCTTAAAAATTTTATCAGGCACCGCAAACATTTTCGCTGTTTTTTGTTGGTTTGAACTGTTGGCCTGTTGTGCATCCTAATTCCTTTCACATTTTTGATTAAAATGTAATGTTTCATTTTGCGTTTGAAAATCCAACGCCACCACCAAAACTTTCTCATGATAACAATATCTTTAAAATAAGAAAAAATATTTCCATCACGGGTTCACCAAAAGCCGCCACGCTTTGGCTTCACGCAGTTTTGAAAGCTGCGTCAGTATTTCAACGCCTTTTTTTACGCAAATTCTTCCGCTTCCTATGTCACTTTTTAGAATCTCAATTACTGACATTATTTTTTCCTTCAATAATCATTATCATATTAAACATCCAGCGACGTTGAGTTAAATGCGTTTCCCCTTTTTAAAATATGAATCGCATCCCTGCGGCTAATTCGATAGTGCCAGCGTGAGCCAAACCCTGGGCCTTGATCAGCCAACAAGTCACACAGGCTAGAAACCGTCTCGCGAGCCTTTGGCTGTCCCTCACAACACGCTAAAACTTCGTAAGCGTAGTCGTGCAGGTCATTAAGCCCAGCGTACTCCGCAACGCTGCTGATTCCTCTGCCGTTCTCTACTGTCGCAATATATATACTTTTCATTTTATGTTTTCCCTCTTAGTTTTTTTAGTTTACCAGTGGCGAAGGTACGATTGGCCCAACGTACCGCGATTGACGTACATAACGGTATCTCTGCCATAAGGTATAAAAGCGATATAATTGCCCCTGTCCTCTGTTTTGCCGCGTACTTTTGTTAAACCCATTTTAGCTTTTGCGCGCTTCATCAACGCACTTTTGAAAGCCTTTTTATATTTACATCCATACTTAGTTTCCTCAGGCATTTCGATTGTGCCCCTTTTCACCAAACAATAGGTGGCTTCGCCACCTAAAGTATCTGTATGGTTAGAAACGCAATATTCTATATGGTTAGAAACGCAATATTCTATAGTATATTTATTCATTTTCTTATTCCCCCATTAATAATTTTTTGAGCGATCACTCTGTTTTGTTTATGATTATAAATTACCTTATCCGGCAACAAATGTAAAGCATTAATTGCAAAAAAAAGAAATTATTATATTTTCATTAATCGTTACGTAAAATGCCCCGATATTATCCCGTCGGGGCCAGCGGGCGGGTTAGGACAAACGCAGGTGGGAGTTCCCGCCGACGCACTTTCGTTACGCCAATCCATTCCAATTCTTAAAACGGTATGTCATCATCTAAATCATTTTCTGTATTAACAACAACATTTTCGTTATTTTGCTGTTCCTCTTTTTTACGCACAGAGAATGACATGCTTGGAGAATTTTCACTAGCGTCTGGCTTGCGTTTCCAACCATTTAGCCAGTATTCAACGCCTTCAACATTAATTGATCCTGTAAAATCGGGATGTGTATCAATTTCTTTGCGCTTGTTTCCCCAAATCGCGCCTCGATTTGTGTTGTCATATTCAGTCATTTTTTTAGCCTTTCGTTTAATGTTTCAATTTGTTTCAACAGTTTTTTTAAAAGTATTATGCTTATTTGACATGCCATTTTATTTTGTGCGGAGACATGCGGGCTAACATTTGTGATATTTCCAGCATTTTAATTCCGTACTTCTTTTCAAACGATTTCTCGCCGATAACGTGTTGCTCTCGATGCGCCTCTGAACAGAGAGGAATTGCGTAGGTATCGCTTGGCTTGCCGCCCATGTATCCATCAGAACCTCGCCGAACGTGCGCGGCTTCAATTTTGTCCTTACAGTCATGCTTGTCGGCAATGGCGCACTCGTGGCCTCTAACCCACTTCAGGTGTGAAGAACATTTGATAATGGTTGAAGGGTTTAGACCCGACTTTTTAGCTTTGCGGCGTTTCAATCTAATCACGTCCCTGATCCTCTGGATGTGGAAGCATTATACCATACTGTGAAGCCCATGCGGAATATTCTGTCATGAACTCGCTCCATTGATTGCTGGTTAACCCGGTCGTACTGCCGTTGATCTCAATCTCCTCGCCATCAAATTCGACGTATTTTTTTGGCAGCAATTCCTTTTTGACGATCTCGTGGATGTCATCGACCGAATTGCCAGTGTCCTCTGCAACAACCTTATGACAAGCCCAGAGCCAAGAGTTTTGACCTGTTGACCTTTTTTTAGTCTGGCGTTTAATTTCGATGATCCATTTCTTTTTTAAGTCGAGGTTGTTAATTAGGTTTACCAGATCACCACGCACAACATCGTTGGAGACGTAATGCTTGCTCATGATAAGTCACCCAACGCCTTAATCTTAACGTGCATCTCGGCAATAAAATCTGACACAATGCCTTCAAGCTCAGCAATGCGCTCACTGTTACGCTCTACCCGTTGGAGAAACATATTTAAATGCTGCGGCAACCTTGGGTCAAAGGACACAAAATCCGTCCAGAGACGATCCTTACCAGCACATGCCATTTGCCACTGCATTTGCGTGTCATACTTCTTTGGCACCTTCTGGCTCAATAGCGTTTCAATATGAGTTTTGGTATTCGGAGCCTTGATTTCAAGCATCCCGGCATCACCGACCAAGCCGTCAGGACTTGCACCTGTGCCGTTAATTATTAGATGGTCTACAAAACCGATTTCCTCAACCTCTACGTCTTTGAGAAACTCGTAAGCCTTTCGAGCTTGTGGCTCAGTAGCAGTACCCCATTCCATCGCGGCATTTGTAAAGCTGTCGGCAACTTGGCCTGTCAATATCTCAGCAATCAACTGAGCCTCATAGTTGCCTCTGGACGCGCCCCATCCCGACTTTGTTTTGGCGATAACGTCTGCAACCCGTGAAGCGGTTACTTTGCCACGACGCGCATCAAACCAGCTACTAGACCCTTGAATAATATTATCCATTATTCTGTTGCCCGTTTTTTTTCAAGCGCAGCCTTTGCAGTGCTAAATTGTTGTGCGTTGATTTCCTCAAAAGATTTAACACCAAGGTAAGCGCAGAATTTAGCCTTATCCGCGCCAACCTCAATTGCTAGATCGTTAAGCTCAACGGCTTGGTTCGCTGTAATCTTATTTGATGGCGGCGCAGCTTTGTCTTGCGTTAGGCTCTCGCCATCGTCATCGGCAGGAGCAATTCCTACTAATGATGACAATCCGCCTCGTCTCGCATAAGTCTGTCCGGCAATAAAAACCTGTGCTGCATTCTTTGCGTCTTCCCAGCCAAGGATCGGAACGCCATAGTCTTCCATCGTCTCGCCAGAAGTGTGCGTCAAGATGGTACGGACAAAGAATTTGTTGTCTTCCTGCATGGTAGGCTGAGTGATATGGATGTCATGGTCATTCAGGATGTCAGAGCAAGCCTTCAGGACTTCTTCAAGGTTTGCGTACTTAGATTTGAAGTGCGGGTTGGTAGCAGTCTTCCGCGCACCGCCGATTAGCTTCTGTGCGGCGACGAAAGCCTCATTGATGTTTTTATTCTTGGTCGATGTAGTCATTGGCTTCTCCCTTGTTTTCGGCTTCATGCCGTGCGGAAAATTCCGCTATCGAGGCTGCGTCTTTGCAGGTCATACCCGCATCACAAAGTCTGTTGTAGACCTTGTCAAAGTTCTCAATCCATTCGCAGAGGTTTTTCATTTGCTGGACTCCCTGTCAGTTTGTTGGTCGCGGAGATAATCACTAAGACCCCAATCGTCGTCAGGGTCTTATGCTGCGTCGGCGGCTGCGAAAGCTGCTTCAATAAGAGCGTCTTCCAGACTTTCATAAACTGGCACCGCCAAGGCATTCATTGTCCTACGCTGGATGGACAAGCCGTCAAAGTCAAAGTCTACAAAGCTGCAACCATTTGTGATGGTGACTTCTGTAAACTCAACGCCGTCGGAATCTACGGTGGCTTCTATGAGAAGCTCGTTTGAGCCAAACATATATGTGAATGTGACATCCATTATACTGCCTCCACCATCGAGATTAGTTTAAGGACAAAGGCCAGCGGCCCCATGTGGATCAAGCGACCCTTTTCGGCGGTGATGTCCTTGTCTGAACCTTTGAACGTCCAGTTTAGTTTTTCTGCTTCGGTGCGTGTCATTTTAAAATCCTCCCATGCCAAGACTGACAACGCTGCACTCAAATACTTTGAAATTTTCAGGGTCGGTATTTGCTGTTTCGGCTTCCTTCCTGGTTTTAAACCGCTTGTCTTCTGGCGCAGG